AAACATGAGTGTGCAAATTGTGGGGCAGAGCGATCAGAAAGCCGCGTGATTCACGAAGTGTCGAGCGATCCAGTGTGCAGTGAGTGCGGGGAATGCTGGCTTTGAGTTGTCAAACTAACGCCACCCATCAACGGGCGGCGACAAAAGATTAACCACCATGCAGCGGCTTATTCGCCGCTCCGTTGCATGGGTTTGTTATGCGGCGATTTACGAGGAATTGATATGTTTAGACACACAGAAGACATGGGTGAGATCAGCGGTTTCGGTGGCGGATACGAGCAAGCGTGCCAAGACATGCTGGAGGCTGGTTGCAAGTGGATCGAAGCGAACAAGTCAGCGAAGCTGGAAGGTCATTCATATAGCGGCGTGTATGGTTTGATGGTCGCAGACAGTGACGACGCAAAAGCGATGGAAGCCGCAGTGGTGGCGGCGTGCGAAGATTGCAGCGGGGCAATGCACCATGCGGTGATGTCACGATTGTTCTACATCGCCAAAAACGGCTGGGATAAGTATTGCGAGGAAGTTCGGTCAAAGGTTGCCGAGAAGTCCGCATAACGCTCAAAATCACATGGCAGCGGCCAGAACGCTTTGCCATGTGAGAAACCGTAGACCGCTGCTCATGTGCATTTTGTTGTTGTGCTGCTCCCCGGAAATACTTTCCAAAATATTTTCTGTTTGCGTGATTGTGTATTGCACAATCAGCCGATGATGATACCATTCAATCAACACGAAACGAATGGTGACGCGACACCCAACCCGGCCTGAGCCGAAAACAACGCGAACCGCTTGAGACGGTTAACCACTTACAAGCAACATTCATCGGAGAGAACAATGAACATTCTTGGAATTTCAGACGAAGTGACAACTTGCGAGTGCTGCGGAAAATCAGGACTAAAGCGAACGGTTGTGATTTCCTGCGGTGACGGAATGAAGTTCTACGGAACTTCATGTGCTTCAAAAGCATTCAAAACACCACAGGACACAATCAAGAAGTCGGCGACGATGTTCGAAACTGCCGTAAAGATCACAAAGTCATACGGACTGACAGCAGCGAAGATTGGAATGACGGTGGCAGTGTCAAACGCTCGACAAGCGATCGAGACTGCACTGCGAAACGCCGGATACAAGACGACAACAACGGAACAGATCGACGCAGTGCTTGCACGAATCTAGTGGACAGCCCCGCAGAAATGCGGGGCCTTTTTTCGTTGGCAAGCACATGACACAAATATGACGAAAGGATGTTCAATGGCAGCGTTCGAATGCATGAAACAGGCTGACTACAAAGTTGCGTTGGAGCAACTGACCGAGCTGAAGGAAGTGGCTTTCGTGATGGATGGCGATAGCGTGGACTTTGTCGAGCATGTGTGGAAGATGCGACACATTCATTGGCCGATCATGTGGGGCGAGAGGATTGCAGAGTTGCACGAAAGGTACGTCAGATGATTGGCGGCAAACGCGACGGCGCAGGCCGTCCAGCACCTTTGGGGCGAAAAGAGACATGCACTGTTCGCCTGACTCCTGATGTGGCAGAGTTCTGTCGCCAACATCCTGACGGGTTCCCAGTGCTGGAAGAGAAGCTCCGCAAGTCGAAAGAGTTTCGCGATTGGCTGGCACGACGCCAGCCACGTTCGAAGGAAGACAGGTAGGCAGGACGCCGGTGGCTTGTCAGCACAACGCTTGGCTTAACGCGGGCGACGAAAGGAATTGATGTATGAAAGACTCCAGCGAACAACAAGAGACTTTGACGCCTCGCGTTCAAGCCATTGTTATCGTGCCCATCGCCTTTGTTTACGCCAGATTGGTGTGTGAATTCTCGCACTGGGACCAGTGTCTTACAGGGCTGATTCGGCTGCACGGTGGATATTGGGTATGCAGGATGGTTGGAGATTACCACGGGAAACGCTATCGCATCACGCCTGTCGAGTGGGCGGAAGAGTGTGAGCAGTATTTAGCAGACTACCGTGCGACGTATCACCACTGGTTTTACGTTAACGGCAAACGGCCCTCGTATGACGGAAGGCCGCTCGGATCGTTGCGAGACAAATGGGGAGACAGGAACCCGATACTTGAACAGTCACGATAACTATATGTTATCCAAAACTCACTTTTGAATAACACGCTAAACTCCCCACAAAGCACAGCGAGCCGACCCGTTAGCGGCGTCGGCTCTCCCGTTTGCTGTGCTGTTGCTGGCCTGCTCCAGCGGCAACTATGACGTGATCGGTTCGTGATTACGCTCGCGTCAGCGTAATTGTGGGCGGGAATTCCGAATATGGGTCCGGGATGAGTCCAGACGTCGCATCATCCATTCTTCCACGCAGCACAAACGTGCTGACCCCTCTGGGAGCACTCCATACACCCCGGGCAAGCGTCCCACCTATCCCCGCATAATCTGACGAGTCATCTGGAACGTATATCGCCCATTTTCCAGGGGTGCCACCTGCCGCCCACCGTATTGCTATCTCGGGGACTTCACTTCCATACTGCAAGCGAATTCTGTCGCCAGAAATTTCCCCTGTTAATACTCCACTGGTATCTACCCACGTCCACCCAGATTCGTTGGGGGCGTGAATGGTCGTTAGTCCTCCGAGCGTTACGGAGTATCCTGACTCTAATTCGAATATCCACGCAGCATTTTTTACAGACTTGCGATAGCGTGTATAACAGGTAATGGATGCGTGGTATCGCAACGCAAACGTCGGTGCAGTTGGTGGCGTGCCGGTTACAAGTAGCGTACAACTCTGATCAGACGCAAGCCTGAATAAATATGGCACCTGAACTTCTTCAACATACGCAAACGCATAGTTTCTACAATAATCATCAAACGATGCGTATCCAAAATCGATGCAACGTACAAGCATGGCATTATTAATATATCGCGTGTTGAAGTCTCGTTCGTACCACACATCAATAAGAACTGTAGATTCTTCCGTCACCGGCACCTTTTCTGTAAACGTGTGCCCGATCAGAGATGCAGATCGGTGCGTGACATCTTTTGCTTCCTCAATTCTGTCGTACAAGTCAACTATGCCCGTAACGTCCTCGTCGTCAATCCATATTCGGTAGCCAGTCACTACACATGCAGATTCTGCGACTTTATACGGCGGGCCAATGTGGAAGGAATCCCATAGGAACATTGATCCAAATAAATACGGTCGGAACTCCACTGCGGACACTTCGCAGTCCGACAACCAATGGCTGTTTAGTGGTATTAGTGTATCGCGTGCCCCAATATCCAATAAGTATGGGGCTGATGTAGATGTTGTGCGAACTGCACCAAGTTCAAAAAATATATTTCGTGTTGTTGGTGCAGCCAGTGTGTACCGCATTGGAACCATGGATGTCGTTGTGCCATAGGCCGCTGCTGGCATTGTGAACGTGGTTGTTCCTGATGGAGATGCTGTAACAGCATTCCATCCAGTTGTGTCAACTGTTCTCTCGCCTCCGGCAATTGGGCCAACAACTCTCATGTACCTGTTAAATACATGAGGCTCGCGACATTTACAACATCGTCCCAATTGCATCACACTACTCCAGTTCGTCTAAAGCCTCAATGTTATCATCGTTGGCCGAACAATCACTGCCTGATATGTACCATTCGTTCATGATACGCTCAACCACGACGAGCGTTCCACGTTCATAATCAATGTCTTTACAACGATTGACCACTGTTAATAAAGCACCATCACCTGTAGCGAGTTTGATTGTGCGATCAATTACTACATCGTAGCGTAAAATACGAACTTCGGCTGTAGCAGGATCCGTAAGAGGATTTGTAGCAGCATCTAGATCCTCAGTTAGAACACCATAGTATTTATCAGCAAGAAGCTGGCTACCTGTTGCTCCGACAGAGGAAGTACGATCGCCACCCAATACCTTCGCATGAATGGCTTTAGCGTCTTTGACGCTGTACATGCCGTATTCTGTCATGGTATAACCAATCCGTACTGAGAGATTAAAGCACGGATGTTACCACGACGAGGATAGCCTGTATTAAGTTCTGCAAAATCGTTAGCTACAAGAGCGTCATAGGGAGCACCGTAGCAATCACCGTTAGGTTTTGCGGGTAGAAGAGGCCAAGGTACTTGTGCTCTGTCACCATTCTCATTGATGTCAATTGGAATATAATTGCCTAGAACTTTTTGCTGAGTGGACATAGACACAAGCTTAGCGTCGTCTACCCATCCTGAAGGATTGTATTCGAATGTCAACGAGACTTCGACGTAATGAAACTTCTGTTTGGTTGGTCCAGCTCCGAGAGTTTCGATTTTCTCATTGCCCGAAGCTGCTGTGATCTTCCAATACTGACCGTCAACACCAAACACTGTTCCCGTACCAACCAGACCGGCGTAGCTCGCAATGTTGTTGTAGTAATTCAGACTGTCGTAATTGACTACGAAGTTGAATGTGTGGGATGTATGAGTCTCTTCGTAAGTTATGGGGTCTGTGAGAGGCTGACCATTCTCATGAATGATCCAATCACCATTGGCATCTGTGTATGTTTGCTTCTGAACTATATTGCTGGAAGTAGACCACACTACAGGACGATTGAGAGGATTGACAATAGCAGTGAGATTGAACTGGTCAATCTTCTGCTGCTCATTCTCGATGTAATTGGAATATGTAAGTTCAATATCCCAAACATTACCACTCTCACCGACTTTGGATATTCCTTCACAACTGACCAATAGTAAATTGTTAGTCTTTGGGTGGGGACTAACAAGCAGCGTAAAGGTAAGTTGTAGAGGATTGAACTCTGTATCGCCTGCTCCTGAAGTGTAGGATGGCAGGTAGTCTACGAGATGAATACCCGTGTCTGAAGCGTTATTCATCACAACACGACACACTTCCCTTATTTCAAATTTATTAAAAGAAGGGATGATCTTCTGTTCTTCTCGAATGAATCCGAGAATCTTAGTTATTCCGGGAGCTGTCATAGATCACCTAGTTGCTGATAAGAGTAACTGGAGAAAGCTTACCACGGAATATGTCTCCGAGTGCTTTCAACTCTTTGATGAGTTCTTTGTCTTTTGTCGGTCCCATTGCCTGCATGATCTGTTTGTTAGCCTCACTGAGAGCTTGCTGAGAAGAAGCACTACCAACAGCCATAGCAGGAGCTGAGTCTTTCCACTGCTTATTCAGATTGTTTTGTTGGGCCATAAGTTCGTTGTTGAAGATAGCCTCAAGAGCAGCAGGGCTACCTACACCAGATTCCATAATTTCAGCACGTCGTTTAGACCATTCGTAACGAGTCTTTTCTTCTTCTGTAGCTTTCGACAGGAGAAGCTTCTCGTCAGCTAGAATACGAAGTTTATCATACTCATGTTCTAAAGCAAGTTCCTGAGCTTCGAAGCGTTGTTTCTCCTGAGCTGCTACTTGAGCATCCTGTGTCTTCTGTATAGCGGTAGCCTGCTCCATAGCAAGACCCACTCCGAAAGCTCCCATATCTTTGTATTCAGCTTTCAGCTTTGCGTAGTTCTGCCAGAAAGTTAGTTTACGCTTCTCAGCTTCTGATGTAGCTTCAGCAATAGCTAACTCATCAGCAGAAGACTGAAGGGTAGTCATTCTGAAAGTCTTCTCTGTTGCAGCTTGACGAGCAGAGGCATCAGCAATAGCAGCTTCAGCATCTTCTATCGCTTGTCGAATGTCTAAGACTTCGTTAGACAGCTTTAAGTACTCATTCAAGTACTTATTCATTTCTTCTTGACTGCCAGTTATCCGTTGTGCATTGTTGACTGCCGTACTATCCCACAGTTCTCCACCTATTCCATCTCCAGCACCAAGGAATCGGTCACTCAGCAATCTACGAGTACCATTATCGTTATTGAATTTGCTGATAAGTAGTTTATCAAATTTTCTTATCTGAACTTCGAAAGCAGTTAGAGCTTCTTTCGGTCCCACTTTGTTGAGACTGTCGGCTAGCTGCTCGTTGATAGTTTGAAAATTGTTTCGCAGTTCTGCTGCCAGTTCGGGGGAGTTTCTACCTATCTCAGATATGAGGTTTTTGTATTTGGTGTATAGAACTGACGGCATTATCTTATCAATAACTACCTGAGAGTTCTGTACAACAGCATTGTCCGCTCTACCAAAGTTGTTGAGAAGTTCTGCAACTTCTTTTTGATCAGTTTTGATCTGAGCTTTGAGGGCAGCAGGATTGTTAATGTTTTTAATTTCAGAGAAGCGTTCGGTATTCTTCAATCGACGTTCTTCAGCATCATACAAACCGGAGGTAACCCGGATAGCTCGTTCAAGAGCATCAGAGTAGTCGTCCACAGCTTCTGCTGAACGGAAGAAGTAGGGAATGGCTTGACCTAGAAGCAGAGCACCTGTACCGATCAGAGCACCCCGTAATGGACCACCCATCAGACTTGCAGCCTGACTGATGTTGTTGGAGGCACCACGCATAGCCATACCAACACTGTCCATGCTGAAGCCTGTGATAGACATCACAGTGATGAAGTCTTCAGCACCACGGGCAAGTTCGCCAATAGCATAGCCTGTGTTACCCGCTCCTGCTCGCATACCATTCATGCGGATAGTTGCTTCAGCAACAGCTCTGCCATGCTGTTCTGTGGTGATCTCACCAGCAGCATGAGCACGATTGAGTTCTTCTATGTCGGCTGTTACACGTTCAACGTGCGTACTGTACTGACGAAGAAGATTGTTGAGTTTTCCTGTGTCATTTGTCACTTCTTCTACAACACGGGTTTCCTGTTCATAAGCTTGATTGATCTCAGCGAGTCCACGAACGTAAACAGCGTTAGTGCTGTTCGTAGCTGTAATGTCAGCTTGAAGACGACGAATAGCTTTATCACGTCGTTCTTCGGCTGTAGCAAGACGTTCTATACGTCTGAAGGCTTGATTATCCTCTCCAGCAAGACGGGTGTCACCAGCAGTGATTGCACCACGTCTACGAGATCCAAGAGCTGCAGCTTCACGCTCCTGATCCAGATAGTGGTCACGCATTGCTGAGAGTTCAGAGATGGATTGCTTTTCAGCTTGTTGAGCAGCTAATGTACGAGCATGAAGAGTAGCGAATGCTCTTTCGGCATCTGCCGCCTGCTGTGCTCCATCAGCAATGTGAACATAAGTGTTGAAGATGTTCTCCAGCTCTGCATCGTAAGTGGACGCAGAGATGGAGTTCATTATGTACAGCTCGTCAAGTCGCTCCATCTGTCTGTTAGCGTCTTCAGCAGCATTCTGAGCTGCTGGCTGATTCTTTCTTCGAATCAGATTTCCTTCAGCATCCATGCGAGTCTGACGCTCTGCAGCAGCTCGTTCTTCATTAGAGCGTTTGATTCGTTCGTTGTTACGAATCATTGCATTCGTGAAGTTATCCTGCAGTTTTTCAGCAGCAGAGAAGCTTGCTTCATCTCGAATCATTTCGAGCTTAATGGCCATGTCATGAATTGATTCAGCCATTGTTATTCCCGATCATAGATGCCATTGTATCAAACTGACTTCGTATATGCTCTACAGGCTCGATGATGAAAGGTTTGTAGGCACATTGATGTGTTGCCATTTCCTTTACACTACGAGCATCCATTGGAGCCTTACTGAGTCGTTGAGAGATTGTCTGAGACAGGAGCATAGAATTTAAGTCGTCATCCATTCCCCAACTATGAGTTTCCCAGAAGGTTTTCTGACGAATGAATTCAGAGGCAGGGAGTGCTCGTATCTCATATGACGGCTTCCCCCAACGAGATGAAAGGTGCATAATGAACCATTCATCATCGCCGGGGATCAGTCGTTTTTTGCCTGTTCTTTTTTCTCCGCACTGATCATCAGCTCAGAGTCTATGATAGCGAACCATTCTCGCATCTTGTTCATAGGGATCTGAGAGCTGACTTCATTTAGGAAGAGAAGGAACTCTTCATCCGACAGACTGTGGAACAGTTTTTCAACTGTCAGAGATGGAAGAGTAGGGTCTTCTTTGAAAGCACGGTAGAAGACAGAAGCTACCGATTCTGCAGGCTCACCATTCTCCAGTGTGTGGATACAGGCAAGCACGTAGATGGTGTGATACTGAGAGATGTAGTAAGTACCCTCGCTGTCCGTAATGAGTTTAACTTTACGGGCAGCTTGGGTAAATACACCTGTTGATGGTTCGCGTAGACAAACCTTGTCATTGATCGGAACTACGCGAAACATATCTTTAAACATATCGCAAGGCATTGGGGCACCTTAGTCAGAAGGATTAGGCAGCAACAGCAGGAGTCAGAGTGAGGTCACCGCTGATCTTGATTGTGATTGTAGCACGGGCACGGGCATCATCACCTGTACCCATTACGTTAGTTTGAGGATTGAAGTTCGTTACATGCCCACTGAAGGTGTAGATAGGTCCGGCTGATTCTGTGCCGAGAACCTTGGGGAATGTGACAGTCCATGTGCCGTTCTGACCGGATTTGAATGCTGCGAACATTCGACCACCAGCAGTTGTTACCGCGTCAGGACTCCAATCAATGTCAAAAGTAATCGAACCCATGTCGATAGTTTTATCGGCAAGGTAAGTTTTGACCAGATTTCCCCATGTGTCCAGAGTTGTTTCTGAACAGTCAGCAGAGGTCGATCCTCGGGAGAAACCGGACCAAGAGAAGTTGCCTGTGACACATACATAAGTGTCTGTTGAGGTTGTTGGTGTACCATCACCGGCATCGTCAATGAGTGGGAACTTTAATCGAATTCGACTGGCGTCTCGCATTGCTTAGATTTCCTTTACTGAGAATGAACATTCAAAAGACAATACCGCTGCTGACATTTCAGGAGTGGACTGTCCTGTTTTCTGAACATCAAATTCTGATGTGGACAGGTGTCGCACATAATGAATGAACCCATTAGTAATAGCTTGACCTCTGATAGGGGTTCGCACACCAGAGACTATCGGATAGAACAGGTTCATTATCAGCTTGCTGATGTCGCTTCTGGTTGCAAATCGATTCGAGTAGCAAGTTACTTCAAGATTGAACTTCAGAACAAGGTAGTTGTTCGAATTGGTTGTCGAAGCAACTCCCGCGTAACCAAGACTCTCAGAGTCTTCGTAGAATGTCTCATCGACATGATCCCATACAAAGAAACCATCTTTATTAGGAGCACTGTCAAAAGGGGGGCACTCGTCGATGTAGTAATTCGCCACACCTGTTGTAGCGAATAATGTGGAAAGACATTTTCTAAGATTGTGTGGAATCACGTTGCATCCTGTTCATGCTTTTTATTACGGCTTCAGTGATACTAATCTTCAGTCGAGACTTGAAGATAGAGATACACTGCTCACCTGTAGCCTGCATAGTACGTGAAACAAATCTGTAAGCTTTTGCTCGCACACCAGAGAAATGAGTGAAACCATTCTCAATCAGATGAAAATACTTGTTCGGAGTTCTTCGCAGGAAACCTCTGGCTCGATTTCTCTTACCGAGAACAGGACTCGTTCGTAGACGAGAAAATACTTGCTTTGTTCGGATCTTTGTTCTTGAGGGATGGCGACGATTGAAAGTTGTTTTGGCTCTGAGAGCGTATAGACCTCTGCCTGTCGCCAGCCCCTGTTTCTTCTTTGTCTGCTTACCAGCACTTGCTGGATGAGATGGAGAGTAATGTTCTTCTGTCACTCTTCGAGAGATACCCACGATCGCGTAGAACACATTACGGTTGGAACGGCTTTGTCCTGACTTGCTTGTGACTGCTCTGTAGGTAGCTCCTGTTGACTGTTTGCTGGTCATTGTTTCTGTGTTGACCAAAGCTTTCATGTGTGCTCTGGCTGGTGTCATACAGACTTTGATTGCTGAACGTATAGCGGGAATCGAGTTCTTTCCGAGAGACTCTATGACTGGTCTCATACTTGGAGGAATGGTTAGTTTTACTGAGCCATTCATATAGGAGCACCCGGAAACTTAGAAGCTATATCCTGCGTTACGTTGTCAACAATTTCAATTTGGATCCGTTGTTTATCGCCGTAAGGATCTGTCGCATCACCATTTACTGCGTACAACTTTTTCTCACTCAGAATATAACAGTAGAGTCCCGCAGAGACTTTACTGAGAGAAGTAGTGTACATCCCGGAGAGAATGTGACGTTGTTCGCTGATTGTTCTGTCACCCTCTTCAGCTTCTGTTGCTCGCATAGGCTTTTCCTTAGCGAACAAACCGATAGCTGTAAGAGAGAATTCCTGTTGTAGTTCTCCGTAAGCGTTAGTAACAGGAACGTCGTCCTTAACAACAACACCATACTTGTAGAAACGACACCTACGAGTAATGTTCGGACGTTCTTTACGTTTCATCGACTTACCACCTTCTGCCAGTCATCGGTGATGTATCGAATCGCTCTGTGATCATTCAGGAGACCGTAGTCTCTGTTGTGGATGTAGGCTTGAGGAAGCCCTACATTTGTACCGTCAATAGCTGCTCTGCATGTGTTGAAGAGGTAACAGAGAATCTTGCGAGCACTGCCAGTTGTGTATGGTATCTTCGTGTAAGTGGAGTAGCCAGCATAATAGCTGACAGTGACAGGGTAAGGACTGTCTGTGTCAATGTTAGGGAAGAGAGCTTCCCAATCGTCACACCACACTCTGATAGGCTCACCATCGTATCGCTGCAGAGTTGTCTGTGTGACAGTCTGAGTTGCTCCATCAACGTCTCTGAAAGTGAAAGTACGAATAGCATTGCCGGAGTTTGGCGGAACAATAGGACCGAATGGCAGAAACAGCATCTTATCTTTTTGACAGAATGCTTCGTAAGGCAGATAGAGTGTAACTGACTTAGGCAGAATAAATCGCCATTGCTCAGCTTCACATGTAGCTATTGCCTGACGAAGCAGATCGTCAACATCGACAGGGATATCTGAAGCAGGAGTATCAGGATCGAAACCCAAATACTGCTTCAGGCGAGCCATGAAATAACTATCGAACAGAGTCGATAGAGCTGACTCAGTTGATCTGTCGATGGTCATTGGCATGGCTTAGTTCCTGAAAGAAAACGCTGGTGTTGGACGCCCCAAGTATCCAACACCAGCAAGACTGAAGCAAGCTCCAGCCCATTCGAACTACAGGGGCTTTATTACGTGGTTGCTGTCACATCCGATGGAGTGTGTTCAGCGTAGTCATGCAGACATTCAACAACGATAGCAGCCTGAATCGTATCAGTGTTGGTACCGTCAATCTTGAATGCCAGAGATTTAGCTGTACCCGGTCCACCATTCCGATCCTCGTAGTGAGCAATCAGTTCTGCGGGGATTTCCAGTGTGTAGTCACCGGCAGCAGCAGCAATGATTGGGCAAGTGATGGTAGCGATTGCTGTGTCAGTACCACCAGTTCCGGTAGTGCCGATGTAAGCAATGATCGTTGCAGCACCTGTCAGAGTAGCAGCATTGACAACAAGAGTAGCTCGTCGAATCTGACCAAAGGTGATCAGGTTGATACGTGTCAGTGTATCGGGTCCGGCAGTGAGTGTAATGTCGCCAAGAGGCTCGATATACAGTTTACTGCCCTGATGGTTATACCGCAAAGTCATATCTATTCTCCAAGAGAGGGATTTATAAAAGATCCTGTTTTTTAGCTGAAACAGGAAAAACAGGTGTCACTCAAGGTGACGGGGTATCATTAACCAGATACGTCAGTATTGGTCAGAGTAACGAACGGACTGCGAGTTGTGACACCCTTCTTCGGTGTGAGGTAGGTCTTCCACCATGGACGAGCGTCGTCACTCGTAACGAACTGGAAGACTTCTTCTCGCTCACTGAAGCGAACATGTACTGAGCGGTTGAACGCTGTGTAGAGCTGACCGTACAGGTACTGAGACATGTTCACGCAGGACAGCATACCAGAAGACCATTCGCTGATCTGGTTACCGTCCTGACCTGAAGTGATGCCGGGAGCGTACTCAGTGAAGAAGATAGGTCGTCCCCACAGAGTGGCACCAACACCATCGTTCATCGGACTGAACATCTTCACGATGCCTGCGTTGTTTGGACTTTCGTGACAAACAAGAGACAGGATCTCGTACATGTCGTGGTTAGCGATCCAGATAGCATTGTCGTAACCCCAGACTCGCTGAGTCATACGAACAATGTCTCGACCACTGACAATCACTGTGTCAGCCTGACCGGCATAACGATCCACACTGATCAGAGACCGGTTAGCAGCGTTCAGGAACCCGAGCGGAGTTCCGTTACCCTGACCATTGATCAGTTCGTCGATACGCTTGTCAACTGATGCCAGACGCATTGAGGATTCAATCAAAGCAGGAATACTGATTGGACTGAATCGCATTAACATGTTTGTAGCAGCAGCTTCACCAACAAGCTCAGTTGCTTCCAGCTTGACAAGCTCGAAAGCATCTTTGGTCTTGTCGGCAGTTCGTGTTTCGGAAGTACGGTAGACTCGCGTACCACCTGTGACACTGGTTGAGTGATTCTTGTCCACTCGGGCAGGAATGCTAATCGATGGGGTTGCCATCGGAATAGAAGTCATGCGGGGTGTCAGGAAGTCAGCTTCAGGAGTCAGAGACAGAATACGATTGATCATCGCATCTGGAATCAGAACACCAGCAGATCCCCAATTACCGCGAGCATATTCATCGTCACCAACAGCGTTGATGATGACAGAACGTAGACGTGGATTGATCTTCTCAGGATTACACTTCTCCACGTAAGCGTTAGCAACGTCGAAGAGAAATGCGTGACCACCACCCTGCTCATCAGACGCATAGCCGAAACGAGGATCATTCTCCAAGTTAGGCTTTACGCTGACATTGCCGGTGAGGTTGTGAAAAACATTAGCAACATTGGCGACATTACCTGCCATTGTTGCGACATGAGCACGTTCAACAAGTCCGCCATCACTCACGTTGATAGCTTCGTTGATGAGTTCCATCTCGGAGATAGCTGTGTTAAACAGTTCACGTTCTTCAGCTTTGAGAGGGTTCTTTGCGTCTTCTACTCGGGCAGAGTAGCCGTTGACAACAGGGATCAGGACAGTGCGAGCGTCTTTCAGCTCGTTGTAGGACATCTTTTCGAAGTCCTGTTTGGTTCGCTTAGACATAGGTCCACCTTATTTTGAATTTTGGTAAGTCAAAGGGAGTGTCTGGTATTGTGCTCTGCTTTTACAGACGTTAGGGGCATCATAACACTAAACAGTAATTATGTCAAATTTATTGGGAGAGCATTGAAGCACGAAGTTTCATAGCTCGTAAAGCGAGGTCAGAACAGTCCACAGCTTCAGGAATGGAGTTCAACACCTCTTTAGGCATTGCGTTCCTTACTGAAGAAGAAACAGACTTAACTGTATCCTGAATGGCAGAACAGAAACCCTTTTCGATAGCCTGATTAGCTGTCAGGAAGGTTTCCTTGTCCATCATGTCTTTTACATCGTTGTCCGCCAATCCTGTACGATTGGTGATGATTGAGCGGATAGCATCTCTGTGAGCTGTCCACTGATTACGAATGTTATCAAAATCTTCTTCACGGGTGATGGGGACGTACATCTGAGGGTTGTGGATCATTACCATACCACCCATGTTGATTGTACGCTTAGTTCCTGCGAGCAGAATCCAAGACGCACATGAGTAGGCATAACCATCAACAATACAATGAACTTCACCATCGTGTTCTAACAGACGCTGGTAGATGGTGAGAGCATTACCAACTTCACCACCACGGGAATTGATACGGACAGTGATGTCACCTTTCATCGTGTTGAGAGCATCGATGAACTCATTAGCTGTGATGCCCGGCTGTTCGTCGTACCAGCGTTCAGACAGGATGTAGTCGTAGAGTTCGATGGTAGAACCATCAACATTGACCACGGTTTCACACTTGTTATTTACATCTCGATTGAGAACGTATTTCATTATGCTTTACCTATTTGCTGAAGGAAAGAAGTGTGTCCGTCGATGTTGGTGGTCAGACAGTTGGTAGCATCGAGCCATGAGGTAGTCAGGTCGGCTACCGTAGCGAATGGAGAAACGTCAGAGAGAATAGGTTCCCACTCACGGAAAGAGTTAGTCAGAGTCTCTTTGAATTTACCATCATAGAAGTCGATCATTGATGCGACGAACTCTGTGTCGTCAGAATACTTATCACGTTTCTGATCATACACCTTACGCTCGTATGCCTGCAGACCTGTAACAACAGCATTGAAAGCGTTCTTAGCTACACGAATCTTTTTGTCCAGATTGTGGTCATCTGGGCTCTGATCTTGTTCGTCTTTCAAAGGCTCATCAGGAGATGCTGCAGGCTTATTCAATTCGGCTGTCTCTTTGGGTGACATGTAGTTGTCATTATCCAAAGTGGCTTTACGAATTGATTCAGCCAGCAGATCGTTAGCCAGCAGAGCTTTGTCTCGCAGAGCAATGCTGTGCTCCACAGTCATTAGGTTAGCTGGAACGTAACGTAGAGCATTGTTCTTATCCTGAGGATCTATCTGCATTCCCAGAAGGTTGGCAATCTCGGTACGGTCCATAACTCCAATTTCAAAGAAGTTTCGCAGAGCTTGCGAGAACTCGTTGATGATGGTACGGAACAGGTAGATGAGGTTGAACTCGAAGCTGTACTGCCTTTGACTGCCGAGTGGGAGTAGCTCATTTCTAATCTGCTTTCCAAGGCTGCTGATGAACGGATGCAGACCTGTCTGGATGAAGAGATGGATGAGTTTACTTACATCATCACCAGAGCCTGCGGTACCCATGTGAGAGTGCAACAGAGCTGTAGGCACATTGAACCAACGAGCTACGTCTTCAACAGAGAATGCCCGCGTCTCAATGAACTGAAGCTGAGCCATTGGAATAGCCAAATTTATCGGCTTGAGGTTCTGCTCAAGAATACGGGTACGGAAGGCATCTTCCATTGCCGCATCAGGGTTCTCTGAGAAGAAACTCTCTACTCGTTTCAGAACATCAGGAGCTAATCGCTGCTCTGTTGTCAGGTAGGTTTGATTCTTGTGTCCGTGTTTGTAGAAATGGACTCCGAACTCTTCAGAGTTCTCATACATATTGAATGAGCGTCCAGCATTCTCAATGATACCAAAACCTCTATGATTAGGTTTGTCTGGTATATCACTTTGAACGTGGAACATGAACTCCCGAGGAAGCAGCATGTAAGAAGGTTTGCTGTCCTCTTTCACACTGCCTGTTTCGATACGGTAGAGCAGCGTACCTTTACGAGCAGGTTCGTTCGTGCTTAACTGTTCGTTACCCTCTGCATAGAAAATGTTTCCTCTAGGAATGCGGGAAGGGTGAACATAGTGAATACGAAATGTGCGGCCCTGACTGTCGAATTCACGAATAGCATAATAGTTACCCCACAAGATACGGTCGTTGATCATGTCACGCAACATGTCGTCAGACGTATATTCTGGATTAGCGTAATGCAGGAATATCTTTACAGCAGGATGGTCCGCAGTTGTGAGTTGTTTGGTAGGCTTACCTGTAAAAGCATCAAGTTGATTCACTGTACGAGGAAGTGAACCAATCGAGCCTGTGTACAGGTTGAGAGCACAGTAGACAGCAGATAAACGAAGACTGCTATCAGCACTGTGCTGCTTGCTACGCCACATGAAGCTGAACAAATCTCGTCCTGTAAGTGCGGACGTTGAAGCGTTGTTTACCGCTGGTCGCCGTCTACGGAAGAGATTCAAAAGATTCATCTTTTAACCCTGCTATGGAAGTTATCATCTGAGAACCGTGATACATTGAGCCACCGATTGCCATGAGAGAGGCTACTACTCCGTCAATTTTATCAGTGGATTTCTCTTTGTTCGGCCTCATCTGATCATTGTTGTTGGTTGTAATTGTCACGTTACCCATCATCCATCGTAAGACAGGATTAGTACCGTGGAACAATTCTTTATTCTCTATGTCTGCTTGGAGCTTCCGACAGGGACCATTCATACCAGCATAGGACTGAGGATACTTCTTTGACTGGAGTCCTGCGTTGTACAGGGTTTCGTAAATGAAGTTACTACCCCATGCGTCAAAACAAACAAGTTGAAGATTACGAAAATAGTGACAGATACCTTGCTGGTTGCCGTCACCTGTGAGAGCTTTTGATATGTCACGTTCAGATATGGAAGCCAGAGGTGTGTTGTTAATGAGTCCTGATCTGTACCATCTATCGTAGGGGATACGTTCTTCAGCAGAACGTCTGTAGATTGATTCAGCAGGAACCCAGAACCACGGAAGAATTACACCCTCTGTAGGGAAGTACAAACTGAGAGAGGCTATGTCTTTCACACTACTGTTGTCATACCCGCCGAAACACTCTGCATCCTGCAGTTCTTCAAGTTTTCTAAAATACCAACTGAAGTAGGATTGGTATTCAGAAAGAAAGGCATCCACTTGAGAGCTTCGGAACCATTCCGGATCAGAAGCGTAGTTATGCCATAATCGCCTATTGTACAGCAGAGTCTTGATTTCGTCAATTTCAATCAGACCGGAGTTGTCGTTGTTGCCGTTGCTCCACACCCAACTAGGAATCCAAACTGTTTCTGTCTTAGTTCGAATGTTTAGATGCAGACGTAGGAAGCGGTTAAGGTTAGCTGGATTGTTTTTACACATCTGAATGTTACGTGTAAAGTAATCAGCATAGATGGAGACACCAAAGTTTGGATTGGCTTTCTTCCAGACATTAAGCTTGGAGAAGTCGTCATCAACTGTTGCTTCATACAAGACAGGAAGGAATGAAGGTTCAGATACCTCACCTTTTGCTATGCGTAAAGCTCGTTCGTACAGCTCGTTACACGTTGACACCCTGTCATAGTCTGCTGTGGTTGTGTAGATGATTAATGACTGTCTACGAGCTGCTGTACCCGTAACCATAACGTCAATTAATTCACTGCTCTTGTGAGCGTGAACTTCATCGATGTAAACAAAGTTAGGGGAGAGTCCGTGCTTTGTTTCAGCAATGGCCGATAACACTTTGTACATGCTGCCATCACCAGCATGTTCAAAGCTGCGAGTAGAACGATTGACCTTACCCTGTCTGAGACGATTGATCAGATTCGGATTCTGTTCAATCATGAAAGCTGTGTGACGATAATTGACAGATGCCTGTTCAATGTCGGCAGCACAGCAGAAATTCTGCGATCGTTGTTCCTTATCTACGAAGAACATGTAGAGACTTGGAATGCTTCCGAAGGAAACTGTTTTTCCGTTTTTTCGGGGGATTAGAATGAAAACTTCTTTGAAGCGACGATAGTGCGTAACCTTGTGCTTCCAACAGAAGATGTTGTAGTAGACAGCCCATTGCCATCGTTCAGGTATGAAAGGCAGACCTGTATATTCGCCTTCAGGAAAGATGCACTCGTTTATCACAAACTGTGTAAACTTATTCATCTCGTCCAGATCGAAGTAGTAATCCTCTGCTTCTCTGAAACAATCAAAATGAGGAAGAGAGTTTAACAGCAAGGACAAGTTGATGGTGACGTACTCATAGCCTACGAGCTTATCACCTTCTCTCAGAGGAACAGGAATACTCTGATTGACCTTACCATTTCCCCCTTTAAAATACTTCGCATACTGTTGTTTTGGGGCAGCAGTTTTCATGGGTTTTCTACGAATTTGAATTGAGACGTTTTGAAGGTTTTCTGGGCATCATCAGCATCCCATGTGAATTTCAGTCTACCTTCATAGGTGAATTCGGGCTTGCCGATGGCAGTTACTGAGGCAGGTAAAGTGATGGATACAACACTGGCAGCGTAGGTGCATGTACCGATGATATGGAGAGTGGAAGGGTCTCCGGTTCTGTAGGCTGTGAAAGTAATGTCAGCATCGTCGAAATCCAGATCACCAATACCTGTCAACAGGTTATCATCATCATCCATGATAGTAACATCAATTGTGCCTGTGTTATCATCGTAGCTGTCACCAATGATCAACTGAGTAGGGAATCCTACAATCGATCCGGGAGTTAGAACAGCCGCAGCAGTGAGAGCTACATTAGCCTGAGCTGTACCGATTAAGTCGGTTTTGGCTTTAACAGCTAAAAGGGTGGTTTGCTCGGCATCACCACTACCTCCACCGCCGCTTGACGCAATGTCTGCTGCGATGCTCGCACCTGCAGGAGCACCAAGTCGTGTCATGATCGCGTCTGTGGCTACAATGATTAACGACTGGTCTGCCGGGTCTGTTGGCAGGTTGGTTGTCTTGTTGCTGATACCGCTCAGTTGTGTGTCCATATTTGCTGAAGCCAATCCCACAGCAGCACGAACGCCAGCAGCATCCAGACCACCAGCACCAACAGAGGCCAGTACAACAGCCTCCCATTGAAACGGAGCCTGAGCCACCGACGCAATCGTCACGTTCTCGACGAACGAATAGACATCATGCTCAGCCTCCCCAGCCGGATCAAAACTACACTGATACCAGCCTGTCGTAGCTGACGGCTTTGTGACGGTAACCGACTCACCTGTTGCAGAGTTGTTTTTGTACACAGTGACGGTTGGCGTACTGTCGGCATCAACTGCAGCATTCGCCACGTTTCGAAGGCGAATATTCCACGTCCACGTCTCGCCCACTCCAAATGATGTCGGTCGAATGCTCATGTAAATGCCCTCGGCGTGCTGAATGAAGAATGCGGCAAAACGCCGATTGTCTTTAGTGTGTTCGCTGCGTTACGAACACCAAAGGCGATGTTATTGAAGTCGTTAAATAGCACCTTGCCTTGCGAATGCCAACCACCACCGGCTCCCTGTTCTGCAGCCTGCACGATCACGCACGATGTGCCAGAGGATGATCCGTAGGCACCAGGACCAAGGCCCGTTGCGTGAGATCGTGCTGTGCCGAACACATAACCATGCCCAGATGATGAACCGCTGGCATGAATTCCTGCACAGTTGTAAGCAATGCCCCCAACTGCATCGCCGTACAAATACAAATGCCCTGTCGATGATACATTGATTCCGTGTCCGACGTCGCCGAATGCGTGACCATAAGCAACCACAAGACCAGCCCCGGTGCTTCGTAGTGCGTAGACGCCCGCAGTTGTGTCGCTTCCGTAAGACCAGCCATGCAGCGTAAATGTTCCGCTTGACGCACTGCACGTCAGGCAATTGGTTGTTCCTGAATACAGATTTGCTCGGATAGTACGGTCTGCAGACGACACTGTGAATCCACCACCAGCAGCAGCAGTGACGCCAACTCGTGTTGATAAGGCCGCGACAGTGATGTCCTGATCTATAGTCACGGTGTATCCGTTGGCGTGAACAATATCACCAACCCCCGGCAGTGTTCCCCCGTTGAACGTCGCTGCTTCCCATACTCCTGTTGTGACTGCATATCTCTCAGCCATCATGCCGCTCCAAATACAGAGGATGGCTCAAACGGTGAAGGCAAGCCGACTTCAGTTGACAGGGTTGCAGAGGATGCTGATGAGCGGACCAATGCGGTAAAGGAACTCAGATTTGCTGCGATCACCTTTCCAACACATGGAGATACCCCGCTCGTACCTGTGATTACAGACCCGACTGTTGCGTAGCCTGATCCGGTTGATGCAACTCCTGGCCCAAGGTTAGAACCATCGGCAGAGACTGCGGCACCAGTGATCGAGACAATTCCGCTTCCATAATTCCACACCCCATAGGCAGTAGATGACGTCCCGCCAACAGAATTCGTCCCGATCAGCATGCTGCCGGACGAGGCGTTCGCAGCACCGGCAACCGATCCTACGGCATACGATGAACCGGTCACTGTGATATGTCCTGAGCTGGCGTTGAATGCCCCGTGGGCTGCGTCACCCGCGTAGGAATGCCCCGTGATTGTGTCAGTCGCAACACCTGAATTGCGATGACCGTAAGCAGACCCACTGGACCCGCCATATACATTTCCAGTTTGATTGATGGGGCCATTAGATGAATTTAGGATCCCGTTTGACCCTGTTCCAGAACCACCGTATGAATTACCTGTAATCGTCACCGTCTTGACAACTGAGCCCAATTTCTGGAACCCATAGGCGTTCGCACTGCTTCCGCCGTAGATATCGCCGACTATCGCTCCCCCGACTCCCGTCCCTGCAGTCACGCACGTAGCTGCACCAGCGTAGCAATTTGCCGTGAGCGTGACACCATCAGCAAGAGCGAAACCTCCGCCAGCAACTGCAACCGTACCGGCCACATTAGTGACGACTGTTGCCGCAGAGTTGACGTTGACTGTGACCGTGTAGTCATTGCTGTAGACAGTACCGACAGTCGGAACTGCCCCCGTGCTCCAGACAGTGGGGTCGTTGTAGTTTCCATTCTTCACCGCATACTGTTCGACAGGTGCATCCGGGATTGCGAACTCACAGAAACTTACACCCATTCCAGCCCGAGACGAACCACTTCCGCCGGAAGCTGTGGTTACAAAACGAAGTCGTAGATCCGCACCGTCTGTGATCGATGCGACCTGCGGGGAAGTTAAGGTCAGTGTGTATTCATTCCACACACCACTCGAAGCAAAAGACGACGTATTCCGTACCTCCGAAGCAATCACTGTAGTATTCTGGACTAATGATACCGTGACCGCAAAATCGTTGCCGTCTTCATCTACGTCGAGGGAACCTCCTGACAAGACTCTGACAAGCCTATATTTGACGACGTAAGAGCCGGAACCACCCAGCGACACAGACGACAGTTTACACTCGTATGTCCGTACTGCGTTGATGGTGGACCAGTTGTAGTCGCTGTCATTCGCTGACGATTCATCGACGTTCTGCCATAGCGTAGCACTGCCCACTCCGGTGATTCCGGTTGTGGTAATGTCGCTGCTTGGTCGTGCGTACTGCGTCATCTTAGATCACTCCAAGCGAGTCGTTGACTCCAGCCTCCGTTGTGATCTGACCGTTGTTGATGTCACGCAGGGTGAGGTTGTAGGCAGCGTCGAATTCTGTTTTGCGGGTTTCCGTGTACTCAACAAGGTCCACCTTCGCCTGTGATGCTGCCGCTGCTGCAGCCTGTGCTTCGAATTGCTCTACGGTAAGAGCTGCGTAAGGGCGACCTCCACCGCGAGCGTAGAAAGAATTAATGAGATCAGTGTTCCCTTGGGACAGAGCACTGATCAAATTCCAGACGACTCCAGCCCAATACGGATGAGTCGTTGCGAGACCATCGCCGCCGATCCCCGCTAGAATCGACTTCAAGTCATTGATTCCTGTCAACGTGTCTCCTGCGATCTGCCCCGCGTCGATCGCAGTCTGAAGAGTCCCATACCACTCGGTGCCGGTAGATGACAGCATTCCGGTTTCCCGCAGCCACTTACCTAACTCTAAACGAGTAATGTCATCCACCGCCAGCGTCTGCAGCACCGCCACATTCTCCGCCGTTGTGCCACTGAGCCCAAGTGCCGCTGCTTTTTCATAACCGTTCATGCGTGTGCTTTCACACTATTACTGAGTGAATTGATTGCGTCTGTATTCTTCTCGATAGCAGATGACAATGACTTGGCTGCTTCGTGTCCGTCTTTAACAGCTTGGTATCTATGCACATTTTCTTTTTCTCTGCACATTTCGATTTTGTCCAGAATCTTTTCGAAATGCTCTCTGGTCTTTTCCTGTGTTAAATCATGTCTATCAAGCAGTTGGGGAAACCACTTGGTAATCATCCAGACAAACATGGCTAACATGACTGCTGTTGCTGTCATTTGTCCCCAAGGTGCAATGTGATCAATTGATGTAGGAGTGATTTCCGCAAACATAGTTCTGCCTCACGTAGTATACTGGAAAAGATTAACTTGTCAATTAAAGACTCTGTTGACGAGCATTAGCTGTACGATGCCACAACCAGTGAAGAATTTCAGAAGCTATCCAACGAATGAAGAACCAACCAATGATTCCAATTTCTCCGTAAACAGCGTCTTCCATTTTTCCATAGTCTGTCGGAGCTTCGTGACGAGACATTACAGACATGAAAGCTTCAAACACTTTGTTGCAGGCATACTGCTTCTTACGGATGTGCTTAGCCTGCTTTTTATTATATTTGGCAGCGTACAGAACATTACTGTCTGTGCAGACGAAAGCTGAAAGCAGACAATCTTTCAGGGACTTCGATTCAGATGGTGTGAGCATACAACCTACTTAAAATTGAAGGTAATGTTTGGGCACCGAATGAGAACCAATTCTGCTGACTTACCGTCTGCTGAGAGATTGATGGATTGGAGAGCTGTCGAATAGGATACGCCAAGTTTTTTAAGTTTAAGCTCGATGGGAGGGCTGAAGGTAGTGATAGTTTTGTCAACAGTGAGGGTACGCTTACCTGCCCACGTCACTGTAGCATAGTCATTGGACCATGATTGTTTGGTCATGACTCCGGAGATGATTGATGGGAGCTTGTCAGGTACATCAACATCAATGTTTATAAAACTGCTGTATGCAGGGGGAGATGTCTGAGAAGCAACATGATCTGCTAACAGTTGCAGGAGAACAGACGTAGAAGGTTCGCCAGACACATTCACCTGTACGGCAGACATGACAGGAGTGTGATCAAACTCGAACGGAATGTATTTGTTCTGAAGTTTGAACCACTGCTCACTTCGGTCTTTGCCGAGAGTGAGAGCTTCTGCCACAGAGATTTCCTGAAAAGGAATGTTATGGGCAGTGAGGTAGGCTTTGCGTTGCAGGCATGGAACACAGTTTGGACCTGTGACAATATAATGGACAGCAGCACCAGAAGAGGTTGAGCGAGTCCATGCAACAGCAACAGAGGCTGGTTGAGCCTTAACAGCTTTCTGTAGAGCTAATTCAGAGAGTTGAGCTTTGTAGGATTCCCGAGCTTTTTCGATGTTGTATGATTTGATCAACTCAGGGTAGTCGTAAGGTTTGTAGTCTCCGTCCACACCTTCAAACATAAGCAGCGACAGTATTATCCAAGCAACCATTGTTTGCTCCAGTCGATTACGCGAGGTTCAGGGCTTGACAGGTCAGATACGCCAATGGTTACAGTGAATCGGTCAGCAGCTTGAGCATCAACGAATCGTTTTGAGTGGTAGGCGAATCCGTTGTCACCGTAAGTGTTATAGTGAGAATTACACTCTACAAGATACTCGACACCATCAATCGTTATCCAGTCGATGTATGAGCGAGCATGACCGCCACCCCCACCAGAGTAACTATCAGCAATACCTCTACCGTTAGGTCGCCAGTTACCCCAACTACCTCCCACAATAACACCGCCTTGATTGCCTTTAAGAAACTTGATAATTTCATCAAAGCCTCTCAGGTTGATGCTGTAGCCAATAAGCCACAGAGCGGCAATCTCTTCAGCGTTGGAAGGAAAACTCATATTGTAGTTTTCCTGATATGGACAATCGATCTTACCGTCGTTGTCAAAGTCTTCGGGAAGGAAGCCGACAGTTTTGGCAGCTTTTACAACACCATCAATTGTGGCACCATTGTCGCCACGGATGTTGTTTACTTCCTGTCCACGACGATAAGACCACATAGGATTAAACTGTCGCCATGCTGAGGTCTGGAGATAATATGTCACTTCTCCTGCTCCAGTCATGCCGAATCCAGCACAGGAACTGATACGTCCCTGATCATCTCGTCGCATCAAATCTTTTATTCCACGGGTAGGTGGAAGTTCACCTTGGACAGGAATGTCTTTAGGATCAAAGTCAATGCATTGAGCAAAGAGAGCTTCCCTGTTCTCTTTACGTGGATCGTATCCAGACCACCACTGATCAGGAATGTAACTTGAGTTCTTTGGTGTTACAATCATTTCAATGCCTTTGCTTTCAGAGCTGCAGCTAACTCGGATTCTTTCTTATCTGTAACAGCCTGTTGAATCCTACTGTTGACAGTGGAGAAAGAAGCTTTACGAGCTGCTTCTGTGTGTTCGAGAATGTATGTGAGTTTGGTAGAGTCGTCTTTGAATTCCTGTTTAGGAATCTCTTCGAAGACCTCTGCTGTCAAGATCCTGTACGTTGTTGATGCTTCATCCCACAGGTCTGTAGCTGCAGGAACATCAGGATCAGGAATAGGAGCAATAGGATCTGGTGTTGGCGTAAGAGGGAACAGCAAGAGTCCCAATACGAATGCCAGCATGAAGTCAACAGGCTTCACATCATTCTCCCTTCTTTACAGGAGCAGGAGTGACTTTACGCAACACTTCTGCTCGAAGGATTTGAGCTTCTGTAAGCTCTGCCATAGCGTACTCCATTCGGAGCTTATCTGTGGCATCAGGAGACGCAGTGATGACTAGAGTGAGATACTCTGATGTGCCAACAGGAGCAGGTTTGTCAGAGTCTACAGCGTCATCATGATCCTCCACTGTAGCAGGAAGATAACTGTCCAGCGAAGGAGCTTCCGCTCGGAGTTTACTGAAGAAAGAAAGTAGCGGGGTTTTGAATCGGACAATGCCCCATATTCCAATAAATATGGCAGCAATGACGTATTGAAGGGGAATGGAATCAATTGGGGGCATTGTCGGAGTCCTTATCAGGCAGGAGCATTGAGTGATACACAGAAGTTCTTGGACCTGTGTTCTTAGGTCCGGGCATACGACGAGCTATTCGATCTTGAAATTCCTGAGAGTTCCTTATTTGACGCATCCCAATCTCGATTAGTCTGGGAGTTGGAACTCTTATTGTGTCGTCTGCTAGGTACGCTTCAAACAGACTATCTTCTTCCTTCAATGTCAAATACTGCCTGTTGTGTATGTAAACCAAATCAGGATCTGGTTCGTCATTATAACGGGCAGAACGCTTTACAGTCATGTGTTATCCTTCTTGGGGAAGAGAGCAACAGGTTCGACAGTTCGGAAACGATTCAGAATGTTGAGTACGAAGATAGCTGTAGCCAGAGCTGAAGCAATCTTCGGATGACTTGATACCAATGTGTCACCACTGAGCGTAGTGAGTACAGCAATGACAGTGGGGATCAGATTTAGCCAGATGGTGGCGGATTGGGTTGCTGATTTCATGGGATTAGCCTTTGATGTCGCAGACAAGATCAATTGCTGCGATGGATGGGATTACTGCTGTAGCTGTTGCTGCATCAGTGCATGTGATAGCGATTCGAACATCGTACACACTACCTGCTGCTGCTCCTGCACTGCTTACAGTGAACGTCTTATTGGTGAATGTCAAACTGTTGATTGACTGAGCTGATGTTGAGCAGAGGTCACTGCCTACAGCCCCGAGTTTGTCGAGCAGATAGACTTCCATGTCGACAGTACATGATGTATCTGCAACTGTAGTTTTTATTCCGGCAGAGAGTATGAAGGTGATTGTTTCACCTGTGACATAACATTCTGGGAGAGCAACAGTGAAGCGAGCATATCGTGTTGTTGCTCCAGCAGCTTTCAAGTCTCCTGCCTGTATCATCGGAGATGCTGTACCGAATGTTCCACCAACTAACGCAAGATCATCTGCTGCTGCCGTACCGGGAAGATCGGTGTGAAAGGCATCCCATACCCGAAGTTCTGTCAAGTTTATTGGGAAAACAGCATTATCATCCTGACGAAGGATAGTAGAGCGTCTCTGAACACTGATACCCGTATCTGGAACAGTGATTGTGCCTGATACACGAATATCATCGAAAGAAGAGGCCATTTAACTATCCTTATATCATATCATTAGTGATTTATTGATTTCATTCCAATATCACCCCTACCCCTATCATAGATATAGTAGTATATCTTAGACAGAAGTAGGAAAGTTATGAAATGAAGGATTTCATTCCGCTGGTTATCTTGTGGCTTCAAACCTCCCACAAGCCCGTCCAGTCTGGGGTCACCCCGAGGCCAATGTCTGCAATATATCAGAACTATTTCTGTTTGTCAATAAGGTATTTCTTGATTTTTTATTGACAAAAGCTTTATGATCTGATTGGCATCTACCCTTCTCAAGGAATACCGCTATGCAGCAGCGAAGAAAACCGTTCAAGAAGCGTAAGAGGATCAGTACAGAAGCTTACGCGGCCAAGCTTCGAGACAACATGACCAGAGCTGAATGCAGGTTGTGGAGCAGACTGAAGACCAAATCATTTGCTGTGTTCGAATCACAGGCTGTGGTACACGGATACATACCAGACTTCTACTGTGACGAAGTTAAACTTGCTGTGGAGATTGATGGGGGAGTTCACAGGAGAGCGTACAACGTCAGGAAGGATGCCCACAGAGACAAGATATTGGCCTCTTATGGGGTGATGGTGGTCAGATTTACCAATGAACAGGTGTATGAAGGGTTGTACAATGTCCTGAGACAGTTAGAGAATGTGGTTAATGTGCTCAGGAAGGCGTCTAGGAGGCCCGTAGAGAGCTTCAAAAGGGAAATAGGATAGAATGGTCGTCCCAAGTTCTCAGAGCGTCCTAGAGCCTCTGAGAATCAATAAAAATAGCCTACTCATTCCTTTGAGTAGGCTATTAGTGTTTTACGGAGATTCATCTCTCCATCGTTCTTCTGCTCTACTGATCTGTTGCCACTGTCGTAGGAGTCCTAAGACAAACAGAATAGAGAGTAGAAGGATTGGAGAGAGGATGAGAATAATAGTGAGCCACATTATTAGGTCTCCAAATTGAAAGATTGTTCCTCTTTGATGGCAGCGTCAATTGCTTCACGGATAGAAGGCTTCCATTCGTCCTTATCTACTACAAAAGTTGTTGTGATGTCCGCAGGAGTTTCTTCAGGCAAATTCTGTATTCCTGTAAACGAAACACACCAATGTGTGTCGTCATCGCTTACAAGGGCAGCACCCTGATTCTTCTCTAACCAATCTAACCGTTCTGTATCGGTCATTGCTCTTAATCCTTATCTGTCGTAAAAGAAACCAACTAATATTCCGGCACAAGGACATAAGATAATCGAGACCCACGAATAGATTGTGTAGTACAGTGGTGTCCTAACAGTTAATAGAGAGTCAAACCAAATACCAACTCTCCACATACCGAATAAACAACCAGCCACTAATACGCTAATAGCTAGACGTAGCATTAGGTTTTTTATCATTTGATTCTTTCAGTAAAATTATCCAGCGTCTACTGGCCTCTTGTGATTCGGACTACGGAGTCGAACCGTAGACCGGCCAGCCTGCTCTCGGAACTAGGAAGTTCCCCCCGATGAGCTACAACCATAATTGAATCACAAGTCTTAGACGCTGGAATAGGGACTACTCCACCTGCCAGCAGGCTTCAGAGGCTCTGATGTCGTTAGGGACAGTTGGCATCACGTTGTCTGGTATATACATCCCGATGCCGCTCCATTTCCACACGTCAGAGTCTCCAAATAATTCTGGTTGCTTTTCAGACACCCACCACTCACCGTCACTGTCCATCGCATACCACCACCCCGACTTCATCCACGCAGGAGGTTCAGGCACTGGCAGTGGATCTTGTTCAGGCTGTGCGGCGGGGATTGGTTCGACGACGGTGCGGGCGTCGCTGATTCTTGTGGCTATACGGTGAGTTTCGCGTGTTATTCAAAACTCAGTTTTGGATAACATATAGTTCGTCGGATGCTACTCGACGTTTACCACTGATTCGAATCGCCACGTCCTTTCCCCCTGCGAAATCTCGATCTTGTAGATAACGCCACGCTTGACGTAGTTCAACAATCTCGCATCGCTA